GTCCCCGACATGTTCTTGCTGTCGGTGAAGGTGTTCAGTTGGACGATCGCCCAGCGGCTGTGCAGATAGCGCCACTTCTGCGCGCCGACGCCGCCGTTGGCCGGCCCATCCCACGCATCACCATCGGTGTGAACCGGCGGCGACGTGCCCGTCGAGGCGTTGAAGTCGCTCGCGATCCATTTGTAGACGTTGCCGTCGTGCGAGTGCTGCACTCCGGCGCCACCGACATTCGCCGTGAACGACGGCCACGGACTAACGCTGCCGATGCCGGCGCCCGCCGTCCCTTGGTCGAAATAGATCTCTTCCATGAAGAAGAGCGTCCCGGCCATGTTCGCGTCGAAGATTGCGGCGTTGGCCTGTACCGAGACCGCATCGCCGACGTCGTACGTCGTCGCCGTGCATAGTACGCGGATCGTGTCATCGCCGTTCGGCGCAGCGAACGGGCCTTTGGTCAAGGTGGCCGTGGTCAGCGTCCACGCCGTGTGCCCGGTGCGGCTCAGTTTGCGCAGCGCATAACTTGGATGGGCGAGATACATCACGTCGAAGGTCTGCGCGACCTTGATGCGCAGCGTGCCGTCGGTCTCAAAGAGATCGGCTTGCAGATACGGCGTCGCGATCTCATAGATCTCCGCGACCGTCCCGCCGGCGGTGTAGGCGCCATAGCCCGTCGAGTCGACGCCGAGCAGCACGAATATGTTCAGGCCGACATTCACGAACGCCACTTCAAACTCGCGGTTGTTGACCTCGGTCATGCCGCCGACAGACTGGATGAAGACCTTCATCCCGTTCGAGAAGATGTCCGCGCCGGCGTAGGTCAGGACCGCCGGGCTTTCCTGGCTGATGTTCGTGATCGTCGTGCCGGTCTTGAGCACGACCGCATGGTCCTTGTGGACCCGCATATATCGGTCGCCGAACTCCAGCGTGTAGGCTTGCTCGGTACTGAATTGGAACGGGATCAGCGCGGTGCGATTGGCGGAAGCCTTGACCTCTTTCACGTAGCCCGAGCCCGAGCGCTGCACCAGCGGGCCCTGCACCATCGGGATGAAGTTTTCGAGGGTCTTGGCCCCGGAGGCGTAGAACTCCTTGTCGACGCGGCCGTCGAGCAGCGGCGAGAGTTCGCCGGAGTTCAGGCTCCCGAAGAGAAGATGCGCGGCCATGGGTCAGCCCCTCGCATGACGCTTAAGAAATTGGCAAAGCGTGCTCGGACGGCTACCGTAGTCGCGTGCTATCTGGGCGAGCGTCTCACCGGCATCGAAGCGCGCCTTAACCGCGACGTAGTCTGTTGGCTGAAACTTCTGCGCAACGGCGCCAGCTCGCCGTCGAGCTTCGCTCCACCCGCGTCCGCGATGCGCGCGGCGCAGAGATTGCCTTTCATCATCGCTCTTTGTGCGACCTCGGTGTGATAGGCTCGACGCGGCTTTGGACCGAGGCGACACCTGCAGGCCAACACTCCCAGCGCCGCCGATAGTGCAATTGTAGCCGCCGCAGAGATACGTCCCAAGACGGAGAATCTCTGACCGTTCGCGCTCGTAGAGCTCTTCGCGCGTCTGACAGCGTGCGATTACTTCCCAACGAAACGCCGCCCATCCGTACTCTCGAATCGCAAGCGCGAAGGGGGTGTTTAGGCGTACCGAACGGTCTTTGTGAGCCTGCATCCGGCGATCCAGATCTTGCGTCGTCGCTCCGACATACGAGAGTCCGTTCAATGTGTTGAGGGCACGATAACCGATCATCTGCGACCATCGTTCCAGGCGCCGTCCGGCGGTGGCTGCGAGGCCGCGCCCAGATTGTCGGACCGGCGCGCCGCTTTCAGTTTTGCGAGATACTCGCTCTGCAGCTTCTCGCGCTTGCTAGACGACTTGGTGATGACCTCGCAGACCTCATCGGCCAGTCGCGCGGCCAACGCGGCGACGAAGGTGGGCGAGAACTTTCCGGTGTTCGTGACGCGCGCCAGGTAGCGGATGTAGAGCGGCGCGGTGATGTCGGTCAGCAGCTTGCCGTCTTCTTCCTCGAATGCAGACGTCCAATTGACCGCGTACCCTTTGACGGCGAGCACCTTCAGACAGTCGCTGGGCAGCGTGTACTGCAATGCAAAGCCCCATGTCGGCGGCGCCGGATCGGCCGCAAGAGCGTCGCGCTTCCGCGCGAAACGCCACGCGTGCGCTTCCAAGACCTCATCGCGTACGGCCACGTAGACCCGCCGCAGCGCTTCGGCTGCCTCGGTGTCATCGGTCTCCAAGCTGGTCAGATAGCCGCCACCGGGCCCGAGCTTCGAGAGCGCGAGGTTCGCGATCTCGGTGTCCGTCAATTGCTGGGGCATGCATCACCCCAGCGCTTACGGCGCAAAGACTTTGGACTGAATGACCTTCTGCTTGATCAGGTCGAGCGCGATCAGGATGTCGAGCTTCTTCTGTCCGGTCGCGATGTTGACGTCGACCGTCTGCGCCGGCGCACCGCCGCCCGTCGCCTCGTCGACCTCTTCGAGGCGGTTGCCCTTCGTGTAGCCGTATTGAACCGTCGCCATGCCTCACCTCGTTAGGATGCTGGCGCGACTCAGGCGCCGCGCCAGCTTGGTCTCCTGGGGTTACGGCCCGACTTCGGCGTAAGCGACGTAACCCTTCAGCGTCGCGCCCGCGGGGATCGTGCCGCCGGCGACCGTCGCCAGGATCTTCACGCCGTTATCGGACTTGAAGTCGTAGGCGCCGCCGGTCGCAGCAGCGAGGTCGGAGCCAAGAGCCGCGACGCCAGCCGCCGTGACGTCGACGTCGTCATCCCAAACGGCAGCAGCTGCGACGACGGTCGTGCCGTCTTCGTCGGTGTAAGCGGCATATCCGACGTCCAGCGTTCGCGCCGCGCCGAAGGCGCTCCACTGGATGAGCGACGCCTTCGGGAAGACGACGATGCGACCCGCCGGCAGCCGCACCAGGTCGGCCGTCGAGCCGATATCGCCCGCCGCGACGCCTTGCGTGAAGTTGAAGCGCGCATACTTGATTTTCTGCGGCGTCACCTCCGGAGCCATAAGGCCGTTGGTGCGCGGGTCCGTCGCCTTCAGATACTCGGTACTGCTTTCGTTGGTGACCGCCATGGGCGTCTACTCCGTGACAAGGTTGCGTCCTGTGGCGAGGCGCGCCACACGGCGCGCCCCAAACCGTTCACATCACTCCGCGCAGAGCACTTCGACGACGAGCTTGTTGTCCGTGCGCGCGGCACCAAACGTCGCCATCGCGTAGACCGCCCACGGATGGCCGCGCTTGTTCTTCAACTGCGAGACGTCCGTGTAGATTTCCTCCCACGGCTTATATTCGATGCCGGACCGCGTGAAGATCGGGACGCGGCGGTAACCGCTGCCGTCGACGCCAAGCCGCTGGCAGTGCACGAAGTTGAACTTGAGGAACTGCTTGAGCTTGCCGTCGGCGTCGAGCACAGGCTTGTCGCTGTAGTCAAGCGACACATACTGCGCTTCGTCGAGCAGGTTCTTGTCCTGATCGTCCGTCAGGATGACGAACAGCTCCTCGCTGTCGAGGTCCACTTCGTTGCGGATGAAGAATTGACGGGCGCGCTTCAGCTTCGCGACCGTGAGACCGACGTTGCCGCCGGCATCGTAGTTGACCGCGATTTGCTGATTGGCCGTGTCGAAGGCCTGCGTCGTGCCGCCGGTCTCACCGGACTTCGTCGCCGCGAAGGCTGCGCGAATAATTTCGTCATCCTGCGCGCGACCGATCGCGTACTCCGCCGCCATCACCCACTTCGAGGAAGGGTCGCTGAGCATCTTCAGCGCCTCGAAGTGATCCAGCGTCTGCGCGTGATCCTTACTGATCGGATCGACCCAGAGACGTTCCGTGTCCGGGTTCTGATAAACGATGTCCTGCAGCTGGCCGCCGACGGTCTGCGCCTCGCCTGCCGCGACGCGGTCGACGACGACGGCCTGCTTTGCGCCTTTGACCATCTCGCCTTCGGTGACGATCTTGCGCAGCTTGGAGCCCTTCTGCTGAAGGGCCATGCGCAGCGAGGTGCGGAACTCCTGCGCGTAGAAGGTGGGGCTTGCTTGTGCGGTCATGTGACCCGCGCTCCGGTCCTGAATGCGCGCGGGTATCGGTCGCGCGCTTCACCGTCGAAGTGCCTGCGAGTCCGCTGTCTGTTTGGGTCCCGATCCCCGGGCGAGGCCAAACCCCGAAACGGGTCAGTGCTTCACCTGATCCGTTTCGGGGTGCTGTGACTCGCGCTCAACCGTGCGCGATTTTTCCAAGCTCGACTTTTTCCTGGAGATACTTCTGGTGATCGGGGTCCGTCCGGCTGACCAACGCCTTCGCGATCTTCGGGTCCAGCTCCATCTGCTTCAGACGCGCCGCTGCAGACTCCTTCGTCATGCCGCGGTGCTGACCGTCGGAGAACGCGAAGCCAGCCTCCACCGTGTGCTGACCGAAGATCAGGCCCAGCATGTGAACGCCGCGCGTCCCAATCGCTTTCTCCATGCCCTTAATCTGATCGGCCGTGATGCCGTCAAGCTTTTGCGACAGCGCCCGCATGCCGCGCCCGGCGAGGTCGTAGTTCTTGTCGAAGTTGTCGCCCCACTCAAGCTTCACCTTCGCAAAGCCCGCGTCGCTGGCCTGCACGAAGGCATCATCCTGCGCGGCTTGATAAGCGGCAGCCTTCGCCGCGACGACGCCCACAAGCCCCTGTGCGGCCTTCTGAGGGATGCCGAGCTTGTGCAGCTCGCCCGCCCAGGCCTTCATCTCTTCCGGCTTCATCGCCTTGCCAGGCTCACCGAAATCGTACTTGTCCGCGCTCTCAGGCACGCCCTGCGCCGCCGCAATCTTGTTCCAGCTGTCGGCGTCTTCCGCCTTCGGCACCTCGAACGCGCGCGCGGAGAAGGCCCGCTTCGTTTCGATCGCGCCCTTCACGAAGGACGAAAGGTCCTTGTAACCGAGATCGGTCACGAACTTCGCGCTGTCGGTGTCGATGCCCGGCAACCAACCCACGCCGCCTGATCCGTTGTCGCCCGCGGTCGCGGCTGCAGCAGCTGCCGCTGCGCCCGCATCGCCCGCATCGCCACCAGCGGCCGCCGCCGCGCCTGCATCAGCTGTCATAGACCTTCTCCATCAGTTC